GCAGTTGTCCCATTAAAGATAGCTGTTCCGATTATAGTCGAAGCAGTGGAATATCCCAACTTCATGTTAGGGATCACGGCACTTGTTTGCATTCCAATCCTCATAGATCCTCTGAAATAACAGTACATCAAACCAATTATTGACACCATATCACCACCAGGGCCAGCAGCTGTAACATTGCCTGCACTAGTAGTTGTTGCACTAAACCACCACGGTTTAATGTAGAATGGAGCATAATTGGGGGCGCTGACAAACCAAAACTGACAGTTTCTGTTTATCAACTGTTTCACACTAGAGAAATGCTCTCCAAAACATCTCTCACTGTGAATAATATCCAGGCTCTTGCTTGCTTCCCCAGCAAACACGCCTTTTCTTGTGAGGCCTAAACTCTCACCAGCACCGGAGTTACCTACCATCAATGGTACTGCGGCAACTTCCACGGCTCCTGGTCCTTGAAATTCTAGGTCCTCTGCGCCACTCCAAAACATGCATACCTCGATAGTTGAGGATACAGTTTCTGGCGCCTTGAGTTCATTGAGAACTGTGATAGACAGAGTCCCAAAAATCGTCGACATGTCCACATACTCCATGGGTAGGATGTATGGTAGTGTCAAAATGACTTCTGAAGTCTCTCGAATATCTACAATCTCTCTCAAGTTATACTCTGCGGCCAAAACAGATGTCTTAGCTTGCAGAGTTCGTGACGGTTTCCAGTCAATAGCCAACCGCCCAGTGTGGAACATCGTCTTCGGAAAGAAGAGACGTAATTTCATTCCACCTCTATAAGCACTAAAGTAATTGCTCAAATAGTAAATTGGTGGCCCGCACCGAACTGTCACAGTCTTAGCTCCAGAAGAGTACGTATCAGTAATGAACGCACCCCATGGGCTAATACCTGCCGTAAACAGACTGGTGTCACTTGCCTGGGAACTACTCCAAGTGAAGCTCTGTAAAAACGCTTCCCTTGTCTTCAAGAAGTTCCAAGACATTTCATCTTCTGGTCTCCAGCTTATATCAGTTAAGCCTTTAACGCAGTTCCGGAAGGATAAGCTCAATGGCACACTCATATCCACACCGTCCGACGTCGCAGCATATTTGTGCTGCATTACCTGCACATTCTGCGGTGCATGATCGTCTCGCGGTTTGGAATATCCCAGTGAGGCAGCAGTACCTGCTAAGATATCTGCAGCCCACTCTGTAGGCCCGGCATATGCACTGATAGCAGGTATGTTCTTCAACGCGCCTGCCACCTTCGATATGGTCCGGAGTCCCATTGAGATACTCCCTCCTTTCGCTATATTCTTGGCCTCTTTCTCTGAAAGAGACCTCCCCGAGTTTGGGATCATTGGTGCTGCATATTCGACATCTTCAAAACGCAACATCACAGTGACGTCCACACTCGTTGAACCGGAGATTCCTGTCTTAAGAGGTGAAAGAACAGACAATCGAAAACTTCCCCACGAATACTTTTGCGCATTCTTATCTCTATAAGTAGTTGGCGCAATGTAGGGAACTCTCAATTCACACCCACTCATCCTGCAGTCAAGCATAACACCTGGCTGTTGAGTCTTCGTGGTCATATTCATGTTCCTCGTATTAACCCACCCGACTGAATACTCATATGAATTCGGTAACCAATGCGCATACAACAAACCCTGTTGCATTTGCTGCGCATTAATCATGAAAGTCCACACTGCAGTAACCCTATACAGGTTGTAGCCATAGATTTTACTCATATTGCTGGCACTGTAGAGGTCAGTCAAAGTGTTGACAAAGATCACGTCATTTCTGATCTGTGAAGTATTCCACTGAACAGTTTGAACAACAATGTCCTTTGCCAAGAAGTCTGAAATACTATCAGACTCCGAGTCCTCTCTGATGGGATTCTTTATCTCACCATCATATGACGGAATCTCTCCATCATTAGTCAAGACTGTGGTAACATGCTTCTCAACGCTGACTTCTTCAGCGGAGTTACCGATCATCTCGACAGGAGTGGTTAGCTCCTCTTCCCCTATTTCATCACAAAAAATCTCAATTACATTACTAAACTTATACATCTTGTTATCATTATTGGGTTCCCGCATATTTGTGACTTGGGATATCTTAGATTCGCTTTCGACTAATGTCGGTGCGATAGGTTCCGTGCTATCAGAACCAACAGTAGACCTCTGGGGAACAGAGTCTACTCCAGTTTCAGGGTTCACTATCGTCCATCTCCCTACTTCTGGTGCCTCACCTGTGCCTACCGCCCCTACCACGGGGTTAGCAGTAATATAGAGTGAGACATGCTTTTCGCATCCTAACATGGCGTCAGTCTTGCCTTCTTCTATGACCTTCATAGTTCTTGGCGAATCGTCCGACAAACCGTATTCTTCTTCCAACAGATGTCCCTCTGGGAAACAACCACTCGCGACAATATCCACGAGTGACTCGCCCCAAGGAGCATAAGTTGTGTTTAGCACAAAGTTGATCGCCACCTCATACACCACGTACGGGCTTGTAATCTCATAACCAACTTCGGCAGCTCTTTTGTAGAGTGCAGCGACCATAGCCGCGTGCTCCTCCCTACTTCTGATTGCGATTTCCTGAAGGCAAAGATCAAGAATTTGATCAAAGTACTTCATTGGCTTCTCGGACCAGAAGAGAGCGTGAAGGATAGAATCTATGTGAATGGGCGGCGTGTATCGGCGACGCACTGGATCCCATTGCCACTTTCGACGGAGAAACATAAGTTCCTCCAATGTTTTCCATTCATAGTCAATTTCCGCATCTTTCTCCGCAGCAGTGTATTTAAACCCCATGCGTCCAAAGTTGCGAGCCAATATGATTGCATTGAATGGAAACAACTCATCCTTCATACAAAAGATATGATCATCGCTTAAAACTATGACATAAATATTCCCTTCCAACTGACGTAAATCAGGCTTTGGGTGAATAGCTGGGTCATACTCTAAGTGATCATATCCAACTGATTCTGTCCACGACATTAGGTAATTATACCTACATATCATATGGTTACAGAAACTTCCGAACAATTGAGTTAGGAAGGCACCTGAGGGGAGTGACTCTTGAAATAAAACAAGGAACGTCCCATCAGGTCTCTTCACAACGTGCAAAGAGTTCGCGAGTCTCCAAATCAGAATCGCTCTCACAAGGTGATTTTCCTCGCTGTCGTGCATATAATTATGACGACAGAAGAGGTTGAAGTAATAGTACAAAAACCACGCCAATCTAGTATCGTAACTACCCTGATCTCCATCAGCGGCCTTACCATACATATTGATAATAGTCCCCAACACATGCCAATCAATGGCATAACAATTGAGTCCCATAGCGTATCCGGCTTCTATACCCAAACCAATCGCAGTAGACTGCAAGTGACCAAAGAACATCTTCTCTTTGTAAAGATCTTTAAGATCGTCACCAGCAATATAGCGAAGTTTACCTCCCTCCAAAACCTTGTGTATGTATAGCAGCTCCGACTTTCCGAAACCTTTGAAAGCATTGTCCACAACTTCACCTCTCTTATGAGCATCAACTTCTTGTTGAGTCTCAGAGATAACTTGTTTGAGAACAGGTCTTTCAAGATCTCTCAAGCCCTCTTTGCCATACAACATCTCTTTGGTAATTCCACGATACCCCATCTCCTGACCAACAGAAGAGGTTCTTGAATCTGGGCCTACATTGTCCCTACCATTAATAGCATCCTCAAAACTCCAAGTTTCTAGCTTAACGGATAGGTCTCTGTACTTGTCCCATGTCATCAAGTGCATCGCGAAAGCCATATCTAAAAGGTCAATATTAAGTGGCTGCGTATCCGGACAAGGCTTCTCCAAAGCCTTATATATCGGATCAAATTCCGCAACAACCTCACCGTCCTTAATGACCTCATATGGCTGTAAAACAGACGGTATCTTCTTGTTTTCCCCATAGAATTCAAAGAAAGGCGTTTTCTTAATATCAGAAAACATATTCTGTGAAATGTCAGGCATCTGCCTAACAACCTGAATTCTGGGGGGGAAACTACTGTTAGGTATACTATCGTAAATTGGGGGGTCAAACTTCGGCCCCGGAATTGAGTGTAGTCTACGGTGCTCTGCAAGCATTTCTACAACCAATTCTTCAGTGACAAGGGTTGCAGCACCTCTGTGCTCCTTCCCTTTAACATTTCCGGTAGTATGAAAACCAAGTATCTTCACAAGCTCTGGGTACCTATCATCAGTCAGCCACAAAGGGCTCATACATGATGAAGGGAGTCCCTCAACAGCATAAGTGAACATCTTACGCTTCATAGTTACACCATGAGCGTGGTATGCATTCCCTTTGAAGGTTGTCTCAACAGGAAGGAAAGAATTAGTTCTAACAATAGTAGTAATCTCTCCTTCAGTTTTTGACTCGTACATATTGTACGTCAACAAAGCCTTCATCTTATCAGGCAACGCATTAATCTGGTCTTCCTTAAGAAAAACCTTCCTCTTAAGTAAACTAGGCTTAGGCTGGAAGAGGTTCTTAGGCACCTCAACAATAGAAAAATCAGTATCTGGAAAATGGGTAACTTTGGAAAACCGTGCTGGGTAACCCTTAGTAACACCCTTATAATCCGTGACACTTATAACATAAGAAGATTTTGTAGATAATTCAACGTCCTCACCAACTGCAGAGTGCCAATTAACAAGCATATCTGTCCCTTCAAGGAAGATTGCTTGAGTAATAACACCTTTAGCATCGGTTAAGGTAACAAGGTTTGAATGACAAATTGACTGTACGGGTTTTAACACCACATCACCGCCAAGCCTACCATTCGTCGCATCACCGACTAAAGTAGTATCATCCTTAACCTCTGAAACCTTTGGAACATTGACTTTCGCAGTCTTAGTTGGTCTCTCAGACTTCTTAGTACTCTTACCTTTCCCCTTGTTCTTAATTCTAATAACTGAATTAACAACCATATCAACTTTCTCCTTCGTGAGATAGTTTGAAAGGCTAATTACCGCTGAAGTAACAACTCCAAGACCGAACCACTTGTACATCCCTCCAAGGAAGAATGCATCATGCAATTCACTAAGGTAAGTTCCAATATCCCTAATGGAACTCTTAAACGATTTGGTAATTATCTCCCATGACTTAGTCGTAAATTCTCCCCAAGTGCATTCAGACATGAAGGCCTGCATTATTTCAACAGTAGTCCTACACGTTCTTCGAGCCTGGAGAGAACATATCTCCCATGTCTTGACAAATAATCTTGCCAATATCTTGACATCCAAGGACGGATGTCCCCAAGCCATTTCCGTACTGCTACAGAACGAAGCCAATAAAAGGTCGTGGTTATTAAACCACCACGCAAACCTTTGTTCTTGCTTCGTAAACTCATCAGCAAAGAAAGGATCAACTTGATAAATTTCCTCAACTATTGGATATGCTTTGATATACTCCCTCACTCTTGAGGGACAATCCTTAAGCATAGTTCCTATAGATTTCTTAGGAAACATTTTCTTGAAGCGAGAC